GATACCAACATACGATATTTTCAAAGACCTCTCAAATGCAACAACTTTTTTTAAAACTAGCAGAATGCCGGACAAACCATCTTTGTACGCTCATTTAGATGACAACACTACGCAAGCTTTTCGCGAACCGTCCAATAGGGCTGGAACCGGCTACAAGATGCAAGAACAATCTGGCAAAACGGTTTTTGTTAAAGATACTGAAGATTTAATCCGAGCATTTAAAAATGAAGATACACATACAGAAATTGTGCCAACCAAAAACAGAACGCTACAAGTTGTTGCTCAAGAACCCGGCAAAAGTATGTGGTTTGGAGATTTTAAAAAAGGACAAGTCTTAGCAGAAGTGCCGTTTGAAACAACACCCAAGGTAGGTTTTCACCCTGTAGAATTTAATAAATACATGGTAGAAGGTGTTGATCCGCGCATCAGTCCAATTGGGTCATCTGGGAGAGGCGTTCATTTTGGTAGTGAAATTACTGAAACAACGCCTAATACTAAATACGCACAAGGCGGCGCAATAAAAATGCCAGACAGTTACTCTAATGGTAGCTGGAAATTAATCTAAGGATAGATCATGGAAAAAGGTTTGTACGCCGCACCTCTTGGGTTAGATGATCAAGAAGAAGAAGCGCTTGAGATTGAGATTGTTAATCCAGATATGGTGACGCTATCGGACGGTAGTGTAGAAATTACACTTATTCCTGATAAAGAAACGGAAGATGATGAGTTTTCCGCAAACCTAGCCGAAGACATGGAAGATGGCGAGCTTCAGTCTATTGCTTCTGATTTACTTGAGTTAGTAGATGCCGATGTAAACAGCCGTAAAGATTGGGCTGATACTTATGTTAAGGGGCTAGACGTTCTTGGATTTAAATACGAAGAGCGCACAGAGCCTTGGCAAGATGCGTGTGGCGTGTACTCAACGGTGCTTGCAGAAGCGGCTATTCGGTTCCAAGCAGAAGCAATGTCAGAGACTTTCCCTGCGGCAGGTCCAGTAAGAACACAGATTATCGGCAAAATCACTCGCGAAAAAGAAGATGCAGCCAAGCGTGTTGAAGCTGACATGAACTATGAGCTAACTGATGTAATGGTGGAATACCGCCCTGAGCATGAACGTGCGCTGTATTCATTAGGATTGGCAGGTTCTGCGTTTAAGAAAGTGTATTTTGACCCAAGTTTAAATCGTCAAGTCTCGATATACATTCCGGCAGAGGACGTGATTGTGCCTTATGGTGCGTCTCATATTGAAAGTGCCGAGCGCGTGACGCACATCATGCGCAAGACTAAGAACGAAATTAAAAAACTTCAGGCTAATGGGTTTTATTGCGATGTAGATTTAGGTGAGCCAGAAACATTTCACACTGATATCGAGAAGCGCAAAGCTGAAGAGGGCGGTTACACACTAAGCGATGATGAACGCTACTCTTTGTGTGAGATACACATTGACTACAGTATTCCCGGAGTAGATGATGAAGATGACCTCGCTAAACCTTATGTCATTACGATTGAACGCAGTACTTCTACAGTCCTTGCAATTCGTCGTAATTGGAACCCAGATGATGAGTTAAAACTCAAGCGTCAACACTTTGTGCATTATGTCTATGTGCCGGGCTTTGGTTTCTACGGAATGGGACTGATCCATATTATTGGAGGGTACGCCCGTGCAGGTACTTCTATTATTCGTCAGCTTGTTGATGCTGGCACTCTTGCTAATCTTCCCGGTGGTCTTAAGTCTCGCGGTCTGCGGGTAAAAGGTGATGACACACCTATCGCTCCCGGCGAATTCCGTGATGTAGATGTACCTAGCGGAAGTATTAAAGACAACATCCTAATGATGCCGTACAAGGAGCCAAGCCAAACGCTTCTAACCTTGTTACAACGCATCACCGATGAAGGCCGTCGTCTAGGCGCAATTAGTGATATGAACATCTCTGACATGAGCACCAATGCTCCTGTCGGAACGACTCTTGCCTTACTTGAGCGCACCCTCAAACCTATGGCAGCAGTGCAGTCTCGTGTTCATTATGCAATGAAGCAAGAGTTTAAATTGCTCAAAGCAATCATGGCAGACTACGCGCCAGAAGAGTATGAATATCAGCCAGACGAAGGCGAGCCTCGCGCTAAAAAGTCTGACTATGCGTTAGTTGAAGTTATCCCTGTTAGTGATCCTAACAGCAGCACAATGGCACAGCGAGTTGTTCAGTACCAAGCCGTGCTTCAAATGGCGCAACAAGCCCCACAGATTTATGACTTGCCGCAATTGCATCGCCAGATGATTGAAGTGTTAGGCGTTAAGAACGCAGACAAGCTTGTTCCTACATCCGAAGACAATAAGCCAAAAGATCCGGTCTCGGAAAACATGGCAGTTCTTATCGGCAAGCCGGTCAAGGCATTCATTTACCAAGACCAAGACGCACATATTACGGCGCACACTACTTTCATGCAGGATCCAATGATTGCTCAAACTATTGGTCAGAACCCAATGGCACAGCAAATGATGGCATCTTTGCAAGCGCACATCGCAGAACACTTAGCGTTTAAGTATCGCAAACAGATTGAAGAGCGCCTCGGTGTTACGTTACCTGCACCTAATGAGGAATTGCCAGAAGAGATCGAAGTTCAATTGGCAAGATTGGTTGCAGACGCTGGCAAGCAACTTACGCAGATTCACCAACAAGAAGCCGCGCAACAACAGGCTCAGCAACAGCAACAAGATCCAATGTTCCAACTTCAGCAAGCAGAGGTTCAGATCAAACAATCTGATGTCCAACGCAAGGCAACAAAAGACAAGGCTGACATCGCAATTGCCGCAGCTAAGTTAGAGTTAGAACAACAGAAATTAAATGTATCGGCTGAAAACGAGGCAAACCGCCTTTCGACTCAAAGTAAGCAATCAGTAGATAGAAACAAGATAGATTTTTTAAAATCTTATATGAACTCCAGTAAACCTAAGGGCGAATAAACATGGTAACCACCGTCTTTGACGTGCTAATTAGAAAGTTAAACGAGCATAAAAGCTCTGCTACCGAGTTCATGGCTGATGGGGGTTGTAAAGACTACACCCATTACCGGAATATGTGCGGACTGATCCAAGGTCTCAGTCTTGCTCAAAGAGAAGTATCTGACCTGTCGCGTAACTATATGGATGATGACAATGACTGAACAAGTAACCGAAGCAGAAATGGAACAACAACTACCTAAGCCTGTTGGATACCGTTTGCTTATCGCACTACCAACGGTCGAAAAAGAATTTGAATCTGGAATTCTTAAAGCAGACCGCACGTTGCACGAAGAGCGAATCATGACCACTATTGGAATTGTCTTGGATATGGGTGCAGAAGCCTATAGCGATAAAGACAGGTTCCCAAATGGACCTTGGTGCGAGATTGGGGACTATGTAGTAATCCGTCCCTACACTGGTACAAGACTTCACGTCAATGGTCAGGAATTACGTTTGATAAACGATGACAGCATCGAAGCTGTTGTTGCCGACCCCCGTGGCGTTACACGAGCTATTTAAAGGATAAATTATGGCAATGGAACCAGTCGAGTTTGGGTTTGAAGACCTAGATAAACAAGACTTTAAAGTAGAAGTGGAAGGCCGCGCCTCTGAAAAAGAGGTTGAGGTCGAAGTTCCGGCAGAGAAAAAGCCCGATGTTGAGATCGAAATTGTGGACGACACCCCCCCGCAAGATCGTAATCGCAAACCCTCGGAACCTCCAGAAGACCCAACCGACGAAGAGCTGGAAGGATACTCGGAGAAAGTGCGTAAACGCATGAGCCACCTAACCAAGGGATATCATGATGAGCGTCGCGCAAAAGAGACAGCTTTCCGTGAGCGCGAAGAGGCAGTTCGGTACGCTCAGCAGATCCTAGAAGAGAACAAAAATCTTAAAGGCACTGTTGGCAAGAACCAAGAGGCTCTTCTTGAACAAGCTAAACGCTCTACAGCTACAGAGGTAGAGCAAGCCAAAGCTAAGTATAAAATAGCCTATGAATCAGGCGATTCTGATGCTGTAGTTACAGCACAAGATGAATTAACCGCAGCAAAAATCAAAGCAGATAGGGTAAATAATTTTAAGTTACCCCCTGTACAAACTCCAGAAGTTGCAGTACAACAACAACAAACCACCCTAAATCAGCCTCAGGTTGATGAAAAAGCTGTGAATTGGCAGAAACAAAATTCATGGTTTGGTTCAGATGACGAAATGACGAGTTTTGCTTTAGGGTTGCACCAGAAATTAGTAAAACAGGGTTTAGACCCTCGCTCAGATGAGTACTACGAGAAAATCAATTCTCGCATGCGACAAGTATTTCCCGACGAGTTTGACGAAGTCGAGGAAGTTGAGGTTGAAAAACCAAGACAGAAATCGAACATAGTCGCTCCCGCAACGCGCAGCACCGCGCCAAAAAAGATTGTGCTGACCCCATCTTCTGTAGCTCTGGCTAAACGGCTTGGAGTTCCACTTGAAGAATACGCCAAACAGGTTGCTTTAGGACAAAGGAAATAATTATGGCTCAAAATCGTACACCTCAAGATCTACAAACTCGTGAAACCGAATCCCGCCCTCAAGCGTGGATTGAACCAGAAACCTTGCCAAGCCCTAAGCCGCAAGCAGGATGGAGATTTCATTGGGTGCGTATCGCGACACGCGGCGAAGCTGATGCTACGAACTTTTCCACACAAATTCGCTCTGGCTGGGAACCTTGTCTAGCAGCAGACCACCCCGAAATCCAGATTCTGATTGTCGAAAACGGTCAGTTTAAGGACAACATCGTGATTGGTGGACTAATGTTATGCAAACAACCGGCAGAACGTGTCAAGGCTCGCGACGATTCCATTCAACAAAAGAGTGAAAATCAGATGCGGGCTGTAGATAATAACTTCATGAAAGAAAATAATTCTATTA